CTTCCCAGATAGGATAGAAGTGAAGTCCAATTGCGTTAGAAGATGGGACAACAGCACCAGAGATGATGTTATTACCATACATGAGTGAACCAGCTACGGGCTCACGGATACCGTCGATGTCCACAGGAGGAGCGCCGACGAAAGCGATGATGAAACATACGGTTGCAGCAAGCAACGTAGGAATCATGAGTACGCCAAACCAGCCTACATAGAGGCGGTTGTTAGTTGAGGTAACCCACTGGCAAAAAGATTCCCAGGTGGATTGTGATTGTTGTCTTGAAAGTGTAGCGTTAGCCATTGATTTAAAAAAAAGTAAGATCATCAGGGAAATGATGGTTTTACTATTCCTAAGCCACCCTTAGGCCTAGGTATGAAAGACGTGATTTATACACCCTGTAGGTCTTGGTTGGAGGGGTGTCCAGGAAACTCATTAGTCGATCCTGGTCGAACTATACTATTATATACCAATTGTTTACTTTTGTAAACCAGTACGCTATATCTTTAAACAATAACATTAGCTCGTGGCGTCAAAACCCCAACTTACCCAGCATTTTGGGTATAAGTACCCAAGAAGCGTAGTAGGTATTGATCACAGAAAAAGACTCTTGGCGGTATTGCGTATACCGATTATTCCAGATATCGTCTAGCTTTTCGACCAAATCTGACGGATTTAGGACGTTTGGGCCACCATTTTTGAGGTGATTGTTGTCATCGTCGATGGATATGAAGGCTTCTATGGCCGAAAGAGGGACATCTGTGCCTGGTAGGGTCACTGTCTCTAAGAAATGGCGGTGGAAGACAGGAACAGACAGCAAAGCGGCCTCTAAACCTTGATATTCATGGTTATTGCCGTAATCTAAGCCATTATGCTCAAAAGACCTAGGGTGAGTGGCAAATGCGCTCTGGCAGATCCGCTTCAGCCCTCTTTTATGGTCATATGACCCAAAAACGTACATCTTGTCTGGATCTTGGCCCTCATCGTCTACATAATCAAAGAATCTCTCGTTAATATGAGCATTAGAGAATGCAGAGGGTGCTTTGACCGGCTTATCAAACTTGTCTGTGACATACCATTCTAGTTTGCCCTCGTAGTTCTTGAGTTGTGAGTAACCAGCTATAGAGCGCTCGAAACCAATCATCTCTGTGATGAATTTTTTCTTTGCCAACTCTTTCTGCAAATTAAGAACAAGAGACGAGCGTTTCCACGCTACTGCTCTTGAGGCGTTGATAACGCGCTTTAGTCGGTTAGTTTTATCAAAAGTAACTAGATCACTAACTAACGGCACATGGAAGAAAGTCTCAAGCTTCTCTACGCGAGTATCTAGGTTTCTCTTCTTCATCCACCTTATAAACCCGCATTTAGTCTCTATAAGAGAATGGCAAAGGACTCCGTCGCAGGCTTTAATTGCATTTTCAAAATCTGCGTTCCTTCCAATAGACAAATAGTGGTGATCATGATTGATCAGCCACTTGGGAGATTTAATTTTCTCTAGAATACGTTCTACATAGTTATTTACGATCTCTTCTTTTGCGTTTTTAGCAGGAACGGAGAACACAAGACTCAGATCATACTCTTCGTTTACCCTGCGAACTAGCTCGTCTGCCTCATCAAAGCTAAATTTTGTGATAGGTAGGTCGGTGGAGGTGTCAGGCCGCCCTACACTTAAGTTCAGAGCAAAAATATCGCACTTGCCTTGATTATTTTCATCAAAAAACGCCTTAAAGTGGCGGGCGTAAGTGCTAACCCCACAGCCCTCCACTCCTCGGAGTAATAATATAGCAGTCCTTGGCAGTTTCATTTATTAATTTCACTACGTAGCTTTAAACTGCTATCAAGAGTTTTAAATAGCGTCGATATTAGCTAACCATTCTTTTAACTCGGCTTTAAGTTCTCTGATTTTCATCTTCTCTCGACCCTGAATGAAAGCGTTCCAAGCATATTGGCCTCTTGACCGCATCCCTTGGTCCTTGCCCCACTTCTTGAGGTCTTCGATCTGTTTCTTGCGCTGTGCTCCTCCCTTTCGGGTAGTCATCTGCTGCTCGTATTGCCAATCTTCAACAAATTTGTCCCATTTATTAGAGATCTCTTTGCCCATCTTGTTTTCTGCTAGAAACGTTGCAACAATCGTGCGCTTCATGCCTAATGCCTTGGCTTTTTTCTTGTAGATCTCTTGAGGTGTCAGCGGTTTTAACTTACGAGTCCTAGGCGGGGCCAAGACCTGAGCTTTCTCTGCACCAATCTCGTTAGGATCAATCAACTCTGTCCTGCGCTTATCAGAAAACTGCCTAAAGCTACGAATTTGGTCGATAATATGCTTATCCATAGAGTCAGAGTTGTTAATCAGAGCTTTTAACTCATCATATTTCTCCTGAAGCTCGTCTTTTTCGCGCTTGAGCTCCATCCTCTCCGCGTTAACAAGCCGGCTAAGTGGCATAGCCATCACGGCCTGAGCCTGTGGAGCACTTAGTTTCCACTTCTTCCTCAAGTTGTTATGAGCGGTCTCTCTTGTCTTGCTAGATTTGATGGTCTTGATTACATCGTCAATGTCCGCAAGGATGGTTAAGAAGCCATCAAGGATGTGCATGCGCTCCTGAATCCGCTCGCACTCGGCGCTATAGCGCGAAACAAGGGCCTTGCAACGGCTCTCATGCCAAGTCGCGATGATATTTTTAACCCCGAACATCTCGGGCAGGGACTTCTTGATTGCCATAGCGTTTACGCCGATGGTGTCATAGAGGTTGGTGTAAGCGAGGAGCTGACCAATCACTTCTTGAGGATTGCCGTGGGCTTTGAGAACCAATTCGATATGAATGCCTTCTGTAGATGAGTGATCAGCAGCATCTACGATCTGATCGATCTTACCTGCATCCACCGCGGCCTTGACTTTATCAAGGAACCTCTCGCTCGACCCGCTAGCGAGTGATGTAACTACGATCGCGTCCCGCTTTGATTTCTTCTTATAGTTAACTTGCTTAATCTCCCACTTGCCATAGACCTTGATGGACCCATGACCTGATGCGAAAGCTGCCCAGACCCCATCATCTTTGAGTATTCGGGCTCCTTGGGGTAGGTCAGGGCCGGTGATATGCTTATATAGCGCTTTATCTGTGATATTTTTGTTCTGGATGTACGCCGCTGTCCCCTTGATTACTTCTGAGAGATTGTAAGAAATGTGATGGCAAGCATAACCAGCAGCGATTCCAACACCACCGTTAACAAGTAATGCGGGAATAGAAGGGACAATCCTATGTGCCTCCTGTGTGGACCCATCGTAGTTATCGCGCCATTCACAGCTTTCCTTATCAATCTCGTTGATGTAGACGTTTTGGGTGAACTCACTAGACTTTACCTCAAGATAGCGCGCAGCAGCTGGTGAGTCTTCAGAGATGGATTGACCGGTTGAAAGACCTGTTTGTATGCTACCACCAACATTACCGTGAATGTTAGTAAGTAGATACCTAAAACTATTGGCTTGGCCCATATTAATCGCGGTGCCCGCGCACCCACCTTGAGGGTGGTAGGAACCCAATACATGACCTTCGAGCCTAGATACTTTCTTATACTGCCCATCGGGTCTAAGTTTTAGATCCTTGAGACCTAAAATAATCCTCCTCTGAGCAACTTTCAACCCATCGGTCACATCAGGCAGCGCTCGGTTGAAGATCGATACACTGTACGTAAGGTAAGAATTTTTTAGCTCATTATTGATCGATACAGGTGTGAAGCCTTTCATAGGTACGTCGCGTCTCTTACTATTATATCATACTCCACGTATAGCGACCTTCTCCTCGTCTTCGACGTTTCGTGATAAAATGTACCATCCTAGATTCTCGTTCTTGTACTCGAGGTAAGTGTCGTGGCCTTCTAGGATGAAGTTGTTGTAGTAGTCTTTCACGATCTCCATTTCTTCGGAGTCTTGCATCTCATGAGGGAAGCAACATTTCAGACAGATTAGATTTTGCTTAAAGAGGATTTGAAAGATCTCGGTTACAGTACCAAGGACAGGATGGTCGTAAGTTACGTGGCAAGTATCCTCGTCGGTACGAATTACTTTCTGAACGATGTCCTTTCGGTGGAGAAACGAGCTACCTACATAGATCTCTGGCCACTGGGTGGGGGTTTTCATGTTTCTTGTGTGTGATAATTGTTTAAAGTAATTCAGGTAGGTCTACTTTACCATAAACCGTAACATGGCATCTAATATCAGAGATTTTGAGATCTCAAAGACCTTTTCAAACGTTCTTCTTTCTAATATCAACGAGTCGCCTGATACCGACGGGATTCCCTTGGATCTTTCGACTGCAACAAGAAAGAATCAGGCGCGTATCCAGGATGGTGGTGGTAATGAAACCCACTTGTACATTTCCTCTAATGAAGTGACTCTAGAGTCGCCTCCGTCGTCTGATTACTCTCTAACAAGAAAGAAGGAAGTCATTGAAGGATTTGTTTACGCTCAAATCAATTCTTTACTCTACGGATAATATACGCAAATGTCCTCAATCTATCCCGTTAATAAGTTTAAATCTTCGATTTATCCTAACCTCTCGACGAATGCATCTTCGCCAACAGAGGTTTATAGTGATGCAGAAGTAGTTGGTGAGGGTTACTCGCTTATTACTTCTATGATCGCATCTAACAAGACAAATACTCCTAGAACAATTAACCTAATTATTGAAAAGGGTGGTTCCTCTACGGCGTTTATCTTGTATGATGTGATTATACCGGCAAACACCGCCTTTGAGGTTATCGAGGGTAACAAGGTTATCCTTAAGAGCACAGACAGACTTCTTTGCTATACCGATGCCCCTGGTGGTTCTGCTGTTGGTGCCGTTGATATGACGGTCTCTTATGTAGTACACATCACTCCTTCCTGATTATGAGCTTCTTCTATAACGTCCCTGAGAAAAAACCGAGCCGAGTAAAATATAGGACGATCAGGGTCAGAGAAGAAGTAGCTAAAGAACTTGATGAGTGGAGGGACTTATTTGATGATTCCTCTATATCTGAGGTTATGTGGCGGGTTTTTGCTTTGGCGAGGCGAGAGCTTCGTCGAGTTCGTGATAAGAAGCGCAAAGCCCGAGAGAAGTTCTTAAAGATAAGAGAAGAAAAAGATAATATTGTGGATAATCTAAAAAATTTATGATATAATTAGAGAGTAACTTAAAGCCTCCAAAATGGCTAAAACTCTATTTACTAAAGCTCCAGTTGAGGAGTTTCAAGAAGACTTCTACGTAATCCAAAAAACAAGACGTTCTTGCTGTATCTGTGGCAAGCCTACAGCGTATAAGTCTAGGCTCGCAGCTGACTACATCTGTTCTCATGAGTGCTCTAAAGTCTTTTGGCACGATATCTTTGTAAAGCTTCACACTGATAAACGACGCAAGCGCTGATCATGACCAGGCTTAGGCACGAGAGACTGTCTATGAAAGAGCTTCTAAAGATAGCTCAAGATGAGTCATCAACACCAGAGCAGCTTAGTAATGTCTGGGATACTACACGAAGTGTAAAAGTAAGGAAAGCAATTGCCTCCAACCCTAATGCTAATGCCCTTACTCTAAGGGTGGCTGCTCGTTTGTATCTTGAAGAAGTCCTAGAGAACCCTGGGTTTGAGATGCTCAAGCTCTTTGACGACGATAATTGGGTGAATAAGATTGGGGCTATCCATGAATCACCAGATCATTGGGTTCATGGGTTAGGATACTATGCTAGAGCAACAGGGCAACTAGAGCCATTTGCAAGAGCGGCTCTACTTAGCCCGCAGCTTAAAGTGCACTCCTTGGTTACTATCATGGAGTTTCTTCCAGTTAGTTCGTTAAAGAGAGCTTTTAAGTATCCTAAAACGAGAGAGAACTCGCGAAAGATACTTTTCGAGGGGGTCGTAGATTTTTCCTTAGAGGGTATATTCAAGGGGTATAATTCCGGTCTCTATGACGAAGATGAGTTCTACGAGTGCTTGAAGCAAGTCGCTCGGATAGGCTCAATGAGCTGCAGGAAGAGTACTTATGTCCGGGCAGTGAAAAAGTTGCTCGGGGCTCTTGATGAAGGTGCTGAAGCAGCAGCGCCTGCTATCTCTATTATATTATTAACTAGCAGAGTTAGTTGTGTTGATTGGATTAAATACATCTTTGATAAGAAACACTTGCCCCTAGTGGCGACGGCTCTAAAGGCCGCTAAAAAGATTCTCAAAGGCTCTTTATCTAGCTCCGCGGCTAAGTCAAACATTAAAGTCGTGAGCGGAATTATAACCGGATTGTTATGGGAACCACTAGATTTTGAAGAAAGGAAGAAGGGCTTACGAAACTTTTATAAGTCTGTCTGCAGACTTGGCTTAGAGAACCACGAGTGGGGTAACTCTAAGGACACGTGGTCGCCGGTTATGCTTACGAATGAGATTGCCAAAGAGCTGATTAAAGAGGATATCAGAGTAAAGTCTTTCTTTGTCAAGAGCAAATGCCTAGGGAACTGGTTCCATGTGCAGAAGTCCGACCACAAATTTCGTATAGTGGAAGAGGTTAATCATTGGCTCTATGACAGAGGCGGGATTGAGAACACCTTGTATAAATCTATTGATCTTAAAAAGATAATCTCTATCTCTCCAGATGTAGTTATTGGTTTTTAAGACTCTCTTCGATTAAGTTAGTTAGTCTAGAGTTATAAGTATTACCTTGAAGCTTAGGTAATAATGTTAGTGGGTTAGTTATCTCATCATTATTTATAAAAGCTGGAAATAACTCAGTGGAGAAGTATATCTTAATCTGTGATAGGACTTGATTCGTAACGAGTGGTTTGGGCAATCTGTTCAAGCCATTCACTATTTTAGATTTAGTTAGTTCGTCTATATCTCCAAAGATATTATAGATTAAGCAATCAAAGTCTGTAGAACCAACGACGATAGTTATCACGCCTTCTTCAGCAATGTTTTTGTCAGTTAGTATTCTAACGGCTTTTTGATAACAATTGTATATAGAGTATTTTTGGCGCTCAGGGAGCTGATATCCTAGTATCTCTTCAATTGCCATCAAGGCACCGGCCGGTCCTCCTTTACCTATCTTGTGTACGACCTTTTTGTTTTTTAAGTCGTTTTGTAGAAGAGCCCTACCTTTGTGAAACTCCATCTCCCACTCCTCTAACAATTCTATCTGCTTCGAGACTTTTGTGGGCGGGCGATTATTCTTATTCCAGCGAAATCCCTGAGATTGCGCCCAAGCCACTCGCTCTTCTAGATCTTCAGGTACCCCAATATTTTTTAAGATATCACCCTCCGTAATGCCCTTCATCATAGATTTAATTGCCATGGGGGCGTAGTTATTATTCTTCAAGAGTTTTGCAACTTCTACGACTTTATCAAACTGACGATCAGTAGTGCGCATCTGCCCCAGCTCTTGCTTTAATTCTTGTATCTCCATCCGGCCTTTTAAGAATAATCTTTCCATCTTCGATTCATAGGCCACCTGGGCCAGCTTGATATCCTTGATTTCGCACTCTAACTTAACGAATTGGCGGATAAATACTCCTAAGGCCACCTTGATGCCCGCGAAGTTCTGGCGGATTTCACTCTCGCTTAACTTATTTACATCTAGCTGGTTTATAGATAGATAGAGATTTTCACGGGTCTCTTGCGAGGTAAGCTGGCTAACATCAAAAGTGTTAGATAATAGTTGGATCTCCTTCATACGGGGATTCTCCTCAATAAACAATTTAATTCTCAATTCTCTTTAAACCTGAACCTCTGACTTTCCCCAGTCAGGGGTTTTTTAATACCCAGCTTTTTTAACATCTTTAACTAGCCTGCTGGCGAGCCGCTGATCAAACCACTCTCGACCTTTTAAAATAGCTCCAACGCGAGTCTTACAATACTTTTCAAATTCATATCCGTCACCTCTACAAGGCAAGGTGGAGGTCCATAGTATCTTGAGCCGCTGGTTTTTATATCTTTTGTTTACAGAATATCGCTCTCCTCCACTTTGTTTCTTTGTTATACCAAACTTACCAAGCCCATCTTTTATAATTATATAAGCGACAGTTTTTTCGTATGTAGAGAGTTTTGAAGGAGGTTCATGAGGATTATTCCAAATCAACCAGCCAACCGCACCTAGTGCAGCTAAA